CTGCGATTCCGAACCTGGTCGGCGCCGCGACGGTCGTCAATCTCGACGGCGGCACCGACGAAGAGACCGACGACGAGCTACGCTTCCGTGTATTGCAGCGCATCCGGCAGCCTCCGCAAGGCGGGGCGGCCCACGACTATGTTGTGTGGTCCCTTGCCGTTCCTGGCTGCACTCGCGCCTGGGTCGCGCCACTCGAGATGGGAATCGGCACGGTGACGGTCCGCGTACTTTTCGATGACCTCCGCGCTGGCGACGATGGCTGGCCCCAACTCGTCGATCTCGATTCAGTGACGCGCTACCTCGATACGGTTCGTCCAGTTGCGGTCAAGGATTTTTGGGTGCTGGCACCGATTAAGCAGCGTGTAGATGTACTCATTCAGCTTGTTGATCCTGACACGCCAGAAATTCGTGCTGCTATCGAAGCCAGTTTAAGAGAGATGTTTTTTGAGAAGGCCGCGCCTGGTCAAACAATTTTTGCCGCGTGGAAGGTGCAAGCAATTATGGAAACGGCCAACGTGAGGTCGGTTGACTTGTTTAATTATTCTGATGATCGAATGTCGTCGCCTGGTCATATGGCGGTGCTTGGGGACGTTCAATATGCCTTCTGATCGTGATCATCACCTACGGCGCTCGGGAAGTGATTACGCGCACGCGTTTCTGACGCTGTTGCCGAAGGGGCAAGCATGGCCGCGTGAAGACGGCAGCACGCTTGTGCGCACCATCAATGGTCTTTGCGAATACTGGGGTTATGTCGACGGCCGCGCCGCGGATCTGCTCGAGCGCGAGAGCGATCCACGCCATACCATAGAGCTTCTGCCTGACTGGGAACGCGCCTGGGGACTGCCTGACCCCTGCTTCCCGTCCGCGACGACGATCGGCGAGCGCCAACGAATGCTCGTCATGTTCATGACTTGGCTCGGCGGCCAGTCGCGCGACTACTTCAAGAAGGTTGCAGCCTATGTCGGCTACACGATCGAGATTAAAGAGTTCGCTCCGTTTATGTGCGGCATTTCTCGGGTCGGTGATACGCGCATGCCGCCGCCGGATTCGCCATTAGAAGATCAAAACTTTCGTTGGTACATCGGACCGCCTGAACAACGCTTTTACTGGGAAGTTAGCATTGGTCAGGTCGGCTTGACTTGGTTTCGTGCTTCGTCAGGCCAGGTGGGCGTCGATCCGCATTTGAAGCTTAGTGTACCGACTGAATTCATCTGTCTTCTCGATCGCTGGAAGCCGGCGCACACATTCATTGTGCCAGACTTCAGCAAGCTCGCCCTCGGTGGGCCAATGCAAGGAACTCCGTAATGAAATACGCCCCGCCTTGGCTGCCACCTGGAAGCGTCGGCGATCCGAACGCTTCGTATGTTAACGGCGATCCATCGATTGCGCGCCAAGGTTCGATTCCGCCCGGTGCAGCGATCGAGCAGCCGATGCGCGAGCTTGTCAATATCATCACTAAGAGCATTGTCATTCCGACTAGCGAGGACCTCGAACAAGTATCCAAGTGCATCCGCTCGCAGCGCATGAATTATTGCGAGGATACCGGCGCGGTTAATTCTCTAACGGTCGCTGTCGATCCGCCGCTCACCGGGTACACTTTCGGTCTGACGTTGCACGTCAAAGTGAAAAACACGTGCACGGGGCCGTCAACGATCGATGCTGGTGCTGGGCGAGCACCAATCAGGAAACCGACCGGCGCTGAAACTTCGGCGGGCGATCTGTGTGCCGCCGGCATGGTCGCGTTAGTCTATGACGGCACCGTTTTTCAGATGATCAATTTCGGTGGCACCACCACCGGCACGGGCGGCGGCACCATATCGTTGACTGACATGCCTTACTGCCTCGACACGTCGACGCAGAGAAACTTAGTCATCGCGAACTTCAGCCCGGCGATTACAGACTTGAAGGCTGGCACCGTTTTCATGGTGAAGATTGCCAACACCAGCAACGACACGAACAACGGGGCTTGCAACATCAACGTCAATGGGCTCGGTAACAAGCCGATCTTTGCGATGGGATGCAATACAGATTGGCCGATGTTTCCTGGTGATATGCAGGCTGGTGACGTTCTTGTGTTCGCTTATGACGGGACGCGGTTTTGGATTTTGGCAAACGTCGCCATCAAAGAGAGCGTGACCCTTAACGCTTCGACTCCGCTTCAGGTGTTTAACCTATTTGCGGCTTTGGGGCGGAAACGTATTGCAACGACGGGGGCACTTAGAGTTTTGCTAGCTCCCGGTTGGTACAGTAATGTTTCACCAACTACTTTTAATCTGAATCAAGGCACGGTCATTCGGACTTATCACATTGATTCTGATCGCATCACGTTAGAAGGGACGCTGAATACTGGAATGAAGCCGCCAGTTCCTGGCGATTATAGCCGTACTGGTTCTGACGAGACATCGCGCGCATATGATGCAAATTACAACATCTATATGATTGAGTCGCGTTTCGCGACGATAATTCAAGCTAGATTTGGTACCGGAGTTGAGCATGTTGGCCCTGGAATGCCTACTTACAAAAATCTTGCAGTATTTGGTACATATAATGTTTATTCGGGAGAAGCTTGCATTCGAGTGGACAATGGGTGCCGAGTAAAGTGCGTCGATTGCCAAGCGGTTATTTCTGCTGATGCCGGTTTTGCTGCGACCTCGAATGCGTATATGGAATGCTACGGCTGTAACGCTCATCAGAATGCAACGAGGGGTTGGGCTATCACCGGAAGATCACGTGCAAAGATTTACGGCGGCAGTTCATGCGGCAACGGAATGCACGGTTTTGAAGCTTCACACTATGGTGTGATTTTGACCTATAACTACCCTGCCGAACCACTCTCCCGAATTCCTCTCGTGATTTTTAATGCTAGTTGTGGCGGTTCAGCGCAATCTGGAACCATAGTTTCGTTTTCTGGCAACTGGGTTGTTAACGCGTCCTATGATCTTCTCGCCTGGAATCAGGGAGTACTGATGTGGCTAGGCAGCGCAGCCGATGTAATTTCACCGGCTTTGGGCACAGTGGGCAATTACGATGCGCTTTCGAATTGGTTAACCGGCGTGGTCATGGAGTGACACAATGGAGGCTTACGTCTATGCGATCATTGTTGATGGAATTGTGCGCTACATTGGCAAAGGATCAGGCAAGCGCTCCATCGCGCACATGCGTCTTGTGCGAAGTATCTGCGAAGCGAAGTGAAGCAACCAAGTGCGGCTGGCAAACACGGCGCGCTAAGAAATAGGAGGCTCCAATTCGTTACGTCCCTCCCTACGGAATAGCTGATGTTGACGCGCCTTATGTTGATGGTGACCAGACAGTCGGACGTCAAGGTTCGATCCCGCCAGCGGCAGCATTCGAGCATCCGCAGCGTGAGCTTGTCTCGATCATCACCAATAATCAGATCCCGCCTGACAGCAACGATCTTCAGCAGACCTCTAAGGGCGTTCGCTCGCAATTCATGAACTATTGCGAGGACACCGGCTCGGTCAACACGCTCTCAGTCGCGCTCAGTCCACCGCTCGGCGCTTATACGTTCGGGCTGCCACTACGCGTCAAGGTCTATGCCACCAACACCGGACCCGCGACGATCGATGCCGGCGCCGGTCGTGTACCGATCAGGAGGCCCAGCGGCACCGAATTGAATCCGGGCGATCTCAATGCCTCGGGCATGGCTGAACTCGTTTACGATGGCAGCGTATTTCAAATGATCAACTTCGGTGGCGCTGGTGTCGTCGCCGGACCGCCTGACAAGATTTTGTACAACATTCCTTACTGTGTTGATTCTTCGACGGTCAGAAATCAGGTCCTCGCGAATTTCAGTCCAGCGATAACATCGGGCGAGTTGGTCGCTGGTTTCATTTGCATGGTGAAGATCGCCAACACCAATGATGGAACGAACAACGGTGCGTCAACGATCAACGTTAACGGTCTCGGGGCCAAGTCGATCTTTGCTCAAGGCGGCAACGCGAATTGGACTCTGCTGCCGGGTGACATCCAAGTCGGCGACGTGCTCGTGTTCACCTACGACGGCACGCAGTTTTGGGTGTATGGCAACTCCTCAATCAAAGAGAACGTGACGCTCAACGTCTCAACTCCGGCGCAGATCAAAGACCTCTTCGCGGCGCTCGTGCGCAAGCGTATTTCGACTTCTGGCTCGCTCACAATTTTGATGGCCGCTGGTGTCTATAGCGGGCAGACCGATGTTGATGCTGACGGCACGTATAGAGTGATCACGACGTATCACGCTGATGCTCAGCGCATCACTCTACAAGGTACAATGCAATCAGGACAAACGCCGCCAGTGTCCGGGCACTTTCAGAGGACAGGTTCTTCAGGGGCAGCACGAGCGAATGACGCGACATACAATCTGCAAATGTTGCGCGCTCGGTACGCGACCGAGATTCAAACTGGTGCGAACGCAAAAGCGACGGGTATCGAGCATCAAGGTCCGGGTCAAATTACCTTTAAGAATATCTTGTTTGTCGGGACGCAAAATCAATTGAATGCTCAATACGGTTTTTCCGCGAAAGGATCGCGCATCTTTTGTACTGGCACCAGCGCGTGGGGGGCGGCCGATTCAGGCTACGCCGCATCCATAGGCGGCGGCATTCTTACTGATAACGCTCACGCCTGCGCATGTGGGACTAGAGGTTTTTTGTCTACGCTTGGGGCCGCAAGTTCATATCACGGCGGCGGCTCCTACGGCAACGGTGTAACTGGTATGGAAGCTTCGTATGGCGGCGAGATAGGTACTGGCACCAGTAGTGTTGATGGTTCGGGATTTCAGTCAACTTGCAACGGATACTACGGGCTTTCTGCGCAAAACGGTTTCATTCTTTTTTCTTATGGCACGACGATTTCGAATGGCAGTGTCGATGTATATAGCTATAACCAGTCATCTGTTGGTTCGAATCAATCTTCTGTTGGCAGCGTATCGCCTGCGTGGAACACAGTGGGTAACTTCAACTCGGTTGCAATCTACTACGGATAAAAGCCATGGCAAAAGTCAACGCACAAGTATTCATCAATACGAATGATCTCGGCCTAACCAATCCACCGTGCGTCGCGGTCTACCGTGACGATCTCGGTATGCCTGAGGATACGCACGGTGGCGGAATGACCGTTCTCTATTTAACAAACGAGGCGATACAGCAACCAACAACGCTGCCAGGTGTAGGATTATGCTTGAAGCAGAATTGGCAAGATTATCCTTCTGGCGCATCGGTTGCGGCCGGGACAGCCGCGCGTCGCATTGAACAGGCGTTTCCGGCTTCAGAGCAGATTAGCGCTCTACAACAGACGAACAGTTGGATGCAGCAGTACGGTGTTGATCCGGCAAAATGGCCGCAAGACGCAAGGAACAAGAAAGCTGAGTTCGATGAAAAATGGAAGTACGTCGAGGAGCTTAATGCAAAAGCGCAGAGCTACGCCGCCCATTTGCCACATGATGTTAGTAGTGACAAAAACTGGCCGCCGCGACCGTCGTGGGTAAAGGTGCAAACTTATACTCCACCGGCAAAGGCCGAAAGTTTTACGATACCGCCGTCGCCAAATCCGCCGCTCTCTGCGTCGGCGCGACAGCAGCCGCAGCCTGTAAGAATTCCTACGCCGCCAAACCCGCCTGTTGTTGAGCGTAAACGGCCGAAGTGACATGTCAAACATTCTAGCGATGCCGCTAGTCGAGTTGACGATCGAATCCAGCAACAATGAGGACTGGATCGATTCGATTGTGTATTTGGTTGACACCGGAGACCCCACGCCACCACAACTCGATATTCGCGGCATATCTTTTGACATGGAGATAAGGCGCGCGGCGACCGAACACGAAGTTCTTCTGGTGGCATCGACTGCAAACGGTACGCTCGCGGTCGGGGTGCCGCCAGATGTTGGTCACTTGCTTTTCAATATTCCGGTTACGAGCGTCGGCAATCTGAGCGCCAATGTTTACGTCGGCGATATCATCGCGCGTGACGCGTTCTATACGCGCCAGGTTGCGCGCATCGCTTTGACTATCGTTGAAGGAGTCACCAAGCTGCCCGTCGTCACGGTGAGTAGTTAAAATGGCAACGAAAACCCTAGTCGGCCAAGTCGGACCTATATCTGTGGAAGTCTACGCGGCACCGTATGCCGCTGAAGGACCGTTGATCGCCGGCACAAGCTTGACGCCGAACTCGATCGACATCGTCACCAACAAGACATTCGCAATCGTTGAATACAATCGTTCGTTTTTCACTGGCGCGCGGTTGCGCGCGACTGCAGTTGGTTTCACCGATACGTGGCTCGAGGGCATCGTCACGGCTTGGGATGGTCAGAACGTCACCATTGACGGTGATCTCGCGCACAATGCCTCATCGACGGTCTATTCGAACTGGGCAATCAATGTCTCGGGTCAGCCAGGTTTACAGGGACCGCCTGGTGCAACTGGACCGGAGGGGCCATCGGGCGGCCCGGCAGGACCAGCGGGACCGCCTGGTGCACCCGGTTCGGTTTGGCGCAATGGCAATGGTGCACCAGCAAATTCGCTTGGCGCGAACGGCGATTACTATCTAAACGACTTGACTGGCGATGTCTACCTGCGAAC